TCCTACACTGTAGACTTATCCAACACTAATGTGATATACTCTGTACGGTAATTTACTTTACATCGCAAAGGGGTGTTGTATGAAGTATACGAATGACCTACGTTGTCTGAACGCTATCTACGAGGAACTGGTTGCTATTCGCTGTGTGTTATCTGGCAACAAGGGTGCTAAGCCCGAGGTAATCTCACCTTCCACGGAGTATGGTCCTATTGCTGGCGAGGTCCGTCCTGAGCCTGAAGCCCCTTTTGTTCCTAAGCCTAAGTATCCTCCTTCCCTGGAGTCTCTCAAAGAGATGGTAGAGGGACCGGCTGAAGAGGAGAAGCCCCTTCCTAAGAAGAAGGCACGTAAGGTCCGCAAGAAGAAGGAGAAGAAATGATCCCCGAGGGTTTGCCAGACGAGATGGTGTTCTCAGACTTGGACATGGGTCGTGAGGTAGGCGTGTTATTTCGTTACAAGGGCGAGAGGGCTACAGTGAACGTGGTGTTCCGAGTAGAGAGCGGCGTTCCATTTGACCCCAAGGTGAAGATGCGCGAGGCTGACGATGCCTCCTCGTAAGCCTATTCCTAAGAAGAAGTCTCCCACTGTCCGCAACGCCAAGGCCGTGAAGGATCTCGCTAAGAAACTTGAACTGAAGAAAGAGGACGTAGGCCACGACGCTCTGAAGTTGATGAAGCGTATCCTCGACCATGTGAAACAGTTGAACTTAGGCGAGATGAGTGTAAGGGACTTGAACCCCCTTCTCAAGACTCTCTTAGAGGTCCACGACAAGACAACGAAGGACACCCAGGACGCCGGGAAGTTAGAGACAAGCCTGTCCATCTTCATCGGGCGAGTCGAGACAAAGATGGCAGAGAACGACAGTATGATTGACGTAACTGCCGAACCTGTGGAGGTGAAGTTAATAGATGGACGAGAAGACGCTTGAGAGGCTCGTTAAGCGGTGGACCTTTGGTCCTCACGCCTTCTACTACTTCGTGACCGAAGCATTGTCCGTTACGCCTTATTCCCAGCAGAAAGAGTTTATCTATGCACTGAATAGCATCATCCAGGCTAAGTTGAAGAAGCGTATCCTCAAACAAACACTGACATCAGAGGAGGAAGTGCTAAACAACAAGTTGGGTGTATGCGTCCGCGCTGGCCGTGGACCCGGTAAAGAGGCCGTCACTTCATGGGCTCAGATATGGTTCCAATCCATGTTTGAACCTCATGAGGTGTTGGCTACCGGACCTAATGCTGAGCATCTGAAGACTGTTTACTGGAAGGAAGTCTACAAGTGGATGTTCCGTAAGGACAAGAAGACTAACCAGAACTTCTACTTCTTTGCGAAAGACTTCGCATGGACGGCCACCAAGATTTACAAGAAGAACTCCATTAAGGGGGAAGCCGAAGGTGCTATCAATTTCGCATCGTATAAGACGGTTCAAAAGAATGCAAGCGGCGAGGAGCAAAGGGAGGGTGTCTCAGGTCATCACCAGGACTTCATCATGTTCATCATCGACGAGGCGTCTGGCGTCCCTGACGCTGTGTATGAGGCTCTCAAAGGTAGTCTTACGAGGGAGGAAGAGGTTGGCTTCATGGTCGTTCTCTTCAACCCCAACAGGAACACGGGCTTCGCGCACGACATCCACACTACCACAGAGGGGCGGCGTTGGTACAACCTTCACTGGAACTCTGAGGACTGTGAGGGAATTGACCCAGAGGTCATCGAGGATGCGCGGCGCTATGGCGAGGACTCTAACTACTACAGGATCAACATACGGGGCGAGTTCCCTCTGGCGGACGAAGAGAAGGTTATCCCCTGGCAGTTCATAGAGAGTGCCATTGAGCGTGAAGTTCAGTATGAGCAATATGACATCATTGCTTGTATCGACCCGGCTGGCGAGGGCAAGGATAAGACTATCATCTCGTTCAAGCAAGGGCCGAAGTGGTTGGACTTCTTCTACATCAACGAGTCCTACACAGACAAGATAGCCTCCAAGTGTATTGACAAGATAGAACAGTATGACCCTACTAGGATCTACGTGGACAAGATAGGAGTCGGTCTAGGCGTGTTCTCTGAACTGAGGACTGTCTACAGGGGCCGTCGCAAGGTTTACGGTGTGAATACAAAGGAGAGCCCTACTAACAAGAAACTCTACAGGACAATGCGCGATGAACTGTGGTTCCGTCTCCGAAGGGAGTTTGAGGATGGTAGGGCGTCTATCCCTAATGTTGACCGTGTGAAGGTTGAACTGAACGCCCCTGAGTATGAGACAAACGGCCAGGGCCAGTTGGTAGTGACTCCTAAGCCCAAGATGCGGAAGTTACTGGGAGGCGGCAGCCCTGACTATGCAGACACGATGTGTCTCTCTGTTTACCACGACTACATGAAATATGACAGCGCGGCTAAGGCTGCGACGGATAAATACAGGCAACTCTTCAACAAGAACAAATCACAATTCGATAGCGAAGCCAGCTGGTTAGGAGCATGACATGGGACAACTAATGTTACTGTCCAAGGACGGACACGGACGAGGCAAACACCACCACATCTTCTATGTGTCGGATAATCCTACAGAGCCGATTATCATGACATCGGAGAACGGCAGCAAGAACAAGAAGCACCGTCATTACATTGACTTACAGGCACAGGAGGTAATGCCAGCCGACGATGGTCACATGCACGACTTGGTAGGCGAACTGCCATTTGACGCAAAGCCGGAGTCTAAGCAGGACGATGACATCATTGCCGATGCTCAGAAGTGTTTCACTAAGCAGTTGGAAGTTGAGAAGGATTCCTTCCATGACGCCAAGGTGTCGGAAGAGTTCTTCGTAGGCGAGGGGCAGTGGCCTAGTGATGTGAAGTCTAAGTTGAAGGGCGAACAACGGGCGGCTCTGACGTTCAACCACCTTCAGGCTTCTATCAAGACCCTCTCAGGCTTCCAGCGTAACAACCGCAGTGACTTCAAGTTCTTCCCTGTGGAGGGCGGCGACGAGGCTGTAGCGAACGTCCTTGACGTTGTAGCCAAGGTCATCTGTGATATGAACAACTACCACCAGGAGGAGACTGAGTGGTTCATGGACGCTATGGTTGCTGGCCGTGGGAACCTCCGTATCTGGGACGAGTTCACTCCTTCCCTTGAAGAGGAAATCAAGATCCGCCACGTTGACTGGCTGGACGTTCACTACGACTCACACCGTCGCAAGGACATTGAAGATCTCAAGGCTATGTCCATTAGCAAGTGGCTCACCAAGGACGAGATGAAAGCCTTGTTCCCTTCTAAGAAGGATGACATTGACCAATACGCCGATGATATGCGCGACATGTTCAACTTCACCAACGAGCCTCACCAGCAGATTGCTGGGAAGCAGTATACGTTGGGCGATGGCAAGGTCATTGACCTGTATGACCACATCAATCAGAAGTTCCGCCTCGTGGAACTGTGGAGGCGCGAGGACATCCGCTCTAAGGTGGCTATGAACGTCATGGACGAGGCTACGTTCAAACTTGACGCTTACAAGCCTTCTTACATCAAGGACATTGAGACACTGGACGAGTTTGTTGTCGTCGAGGTTCCAGGTCATCGTATGCGCGTGACAGAGTTCGGTGGTGGCATTCTCTTCAGGGACGAGTATCCAGAGTTGGCTGAACAGGACTTCCCTATTGTGCCTCTCTACTGTGACAAGACCCGCGACTTCTTCTGGTCGAAGATCCACGTTGGCAAAGACGCTCAAATGGAAATCAACAAGCGCCTCTCCCAGTTCATTGACATCCTTAACAGGTATGCTGTGTTCTGCCACTACTACAACGAGGAGACGTTCAGCGACCCGAGTGAAGAGAACAACTTCAAACAGAACGCCACAAAGGTTGGCGGCATCTACAAGTTGGCAGTTGGCAGCGAACCCCCAGGCCGTGAAGAGGGCAGCAAGGTTCCTATGGAGATTATCGCCGGGAACAAGGAGATGCTGTCTCACCTCCGCGAGATTCTCAACATCAACCCTGAGATGCTTGGTTCCTCCATGCAGAGCAGTGAATCAGGCGTGGCACAGATGCAGCGCGTGAAACAGGCTATGACAGGGAACGAGTTCCTGTTTGACAACCTCCGCATGGCAAAGCGCAAGTTAGGCAAAAAACTTGTCCACCACATCCAGCACGTCTACGCTGACAATCCAGAGGCTCTCCTCAACATGCTTGGCACCGAGGCTATGAAGCGCGAAGTGAAGATTGCAGGGGAACAGTATGACCCAACAGACGAACTCCAGCGCAACGCAGTGATGCAGATGCTCAACAGTGCCGACCTTACGAAGTATGACATTTCCATAGAGGAATCTTCTGAAAGTCCTACAATTCGTATGCAGGTGTTCCTCATGCTTGGCGAGATGATTCGCAACGGCGTTCCTATCCCTCTCCCTGAGTGGATTAACCTCTCACCGATTCCCAAGGAAATCAAGGACCGCATGATGCAGGAGATGCAAGCACAACAGCAGCAGCAAGCCCAGCAGGAGGCTATGCCCTACGAGACTGAGATTCAGAAGACTCTCATTACAGCACAAAGCAAGCAACAGGACCAACAACCACCACAGCCACAAATGCAGTAAAACACTACATGTTGGAAAATCCGACACAGTTGTGTTATAATGCAGTTGTGACTCCACACATCGACAACCCGAGAGGGACCGATGCCGGGATAACCATGCAACGTGGCCCCGAAGGAGGAAACAATGGAAGACCTTATTAGCGCACCCGCTGAAGCGCAGGAAACGCAGGAGAACCTTGAAGTAGCCGACATCCAATCCATGGACGACAGTCAACTGGAAGCCATGTTACAAGGGGAGTCAGGCGACGTAGAGGAACCTACCGTGGACGAACCGGAGGCAGAAACCACCCTAGCGCAGGAACCCTCGAAAGAGGAGTCTGCCAAAGAGGACAATGGTTCTGACGAGGGAAGCGAATCTGACGAAAAACCTGAGCCTGGGGATACTTGGGAAGCCAAGTTCAAGAACCTCGCTCATTTGAATGGACGACAGACACGGGAGTTGGGTGAGCAGCGGAAACGCACCGCTGAACTTGAAGCCTTAGTCCAACAGTTCATTGAAAAGCCGACACAGACTGAAGACGAGTCCGATGATTGGGACGACCCACGTTCTATCGCACGGGATGAATATGCCCGTCAACGTGCAAGTGAAGTCCTAGAGACTCAGAAGCGTCAAGAAGCCATCGCACAGACCCGTGACGCCGTGATGCAGGTGAATCCAGACTTTGATGAAGCCCTCGTATGGGATGCCATTAAAGCGGACGGAGTGCCTGAAGAACAGATTGAGCAGATGAAGGACGGCCTTTGGAACTCAGCGCCTGTTCTCGTTCACGCGCAGTATCAACGGGGTCTACTGATGAGAGAACGCAATGCACTTCAGGAAGAAGTGTCGGCTTT